TTTTTGCAGCTAAAATTCAAAGATATAATACAAGTACGCAACAATGGTATGATTATCAATCTCAATATACACAGTTTTGGCAATTAGATAGTAGTGGTTATATAGAAAGAGTTTATTGGAACTTTGGTAATGGTGATATATACTATGATAGTGTAAACCCATCTACTGCAGGTTTATCTGGAATAAAAATATCTAGTTCAGGAAGTAGTGATGCAGCAACTGCTTGTTCTACAACACCAAGCACTATAGTTTATTATGATGAAACAACTCTAGGCAATAGTACAGTATTATATACAGATTCTAGAGACGCAGGAGCAAGTACTGCTAATAATAAATTTAATGGTGGTGGAAACTGGTATAAGTTTGAAAATAACTATAGAGCGCAAATAAGCAGCACAGGTGTAATATCTAATTATGCAAGTTGTTAAAAAAATAAAATAATACTATTATATATATATGTTACACAGCATAATCGAATTATTAAAATACTCTAAAAGCAAAGACGAGAACGTGCTAATAGCAAAAGGCAAATATAAATTAAAAAGAAGATGGCTGTTAAAAAAACAATAGAGTTAGAAGTAGATGTTTCTGGTGTAGAAAAATCTTTAATTGAAATACAAACTGAATTTAAAGAAGTAAAAAACTCTATAGAAGATGTTGAAAAACAAAGTAAGAAGCAAACTAAAACTACCGAAAAAGGTTTTAAAAGATTACAAGGTGCTGCAAATAAAGTACGTAAGGGTATATCTGGTATAGGCTTAGCTTTCAAAGCATTAGGTGTAGGTATATTTTTAAAAGCGTTTCAATTTTTATCAGAAGCATTTTTATCTAATCAAAAAGCTGCAGATGGTCTAGCAGTAGTTACTGGTACAATAGCAAAAATATTTAGAGATTTTGTTGATTTAATAGTTGATAATACTGCGAACATTACAAATGCATTTAAAGCGTTTTTTGAAGATCCTGTCGAAAATATAAAACAATTTGCAACTTCTATTAAAGAAGGCATTATAGATAGGTTTAACGAGTTTAAAGAAACTTTAGGTATAATAGGTCAAGCTGTAGGTAAACTATTCAAGGGAGACTTTGCAGGAGCTGTAGAAGATTTAAAAACAGCAGGTAAAGAAGCAGTAGATATAGTAACAGGTGTTGATGGTAGTTTTGAAGATGTTAAAGAAAAGGTAACTAATGCGGCAAGTGCTATAAAAGATTATGTAACAGAAACAGCAGAATCAGTTAAAGTATCGGTAGATTTAGCAAACGCAGCTAGGATAGCAGCAGCTGAGCAAGAAAAACAAAGATTAGTTACATTACAAGCAGCAGAAGAACAAAGACAAATAAGAGATGATGTAAGTAAAAGTATTGAAGATAGAATAGCTGCAAATGAAGAATTAGGCAGGATATTAAAGGAAGGTGCAGAAGAAGAACTTAGGTTAGCAGAATTACAATTAGCTGCAGCAGAAGCAAACGCTGCACTAAATGAAAATGATATAGATTTACAAGAAGAATTAATTAGAGCGCAAAACTTAAAATTAGAAGTTACTGAGAGATTAGGTGGTATAGAATCAGAACAATTAACTAATAGAAATGCTTTAATACAAGAATCTGTAGATTTACAAACTACTCTTTTACAACAAACATTTGATCTAGAAGAAGCAGAAAGACAATCGTTAATAAACTTAACGGATAATGAGTTTGAAAAACTAAGAATACAACAAGAGGGGGCAGAAGCTAGAAAACAATTAGCGTTAGATGTATTTGCAGAACAAGAAAAATTACTAGATAAAGAATCAGCCGCATTTAAAGAAGCAGAAGCAGAAAAAACTAGATTAGTAGCAGAAGCAAATGCTGAAGAAGAACTATTAGATAAAAATTTAGCAGATATGAAATTTAATCTAGCTAAAGATGGTTTAAAAGCAATAGCAGGTGCGTTAAATGAAAATAGCGCTGCAGCGAAAGCAGCATTGACTGCAGAAGCAATAATGAGTACATATAAAGCTGCTACTACAGCATTAGATAGTAAACCATTTTTTCCATTAGGGTTAATTGGATTTGCTACAGCACTTACAACAGGTTTTACTGCAGTTAAAAATATAGTTAGTACAAAAGTACCTGGAGGTGGATCAGGTGCGGCAGGGGTGTCGGCAGCAGCAGCACCAATAGCACAAGCACCAGCATTTAATGTAGTCGGAGCATCACCATTAAATCAAATAGCAGAAACACTAAATAATCAACCGCCTACAAGAGCATTTGTTGTATCTGGAGATGTAACAACAGCACAACAATTAGATAGAAATATTATAAACGAAAGTGGAATTTAAAAAAAATATAAATAAATATATTATATAATTATGAAGATTGTAGAACTTATACTAGACGAAGAACAAGAGTATTCAGGTATAGAAGCTATATCTATTGTAGAGAAACCAGCGATAGAAGAAGATTTTATTACATTAAATAAAGATATAGAATACAAACTAGCAGAGGTAGATGATGAAAAAAGAATATTGTTAGGCGCATTACTTATACCTAATAAACCTATATTACGTATGGGAGAAGATGGCGAATATTATATATATTTTAGCAAAGATACTGTACGTAAAGCGAGTGAGTTGTATTTAATGGAAGGTAATCAAAACAATGCAACACTAGAACACCAAATGCAATTAAAAGGTCTTAGTTTAGTAGAAAGTTGGATAGTAGAAGATTCTGTAAAAGATAAGACAGCATTTTATGGTTTAAAATACCCTGTAGGTACTTGGGTAGGTGCTGTAAAGGTAAATTCTGATAAAGTATGGCAAGAATTTGTAAAAACAGGAGCAGTTAAAGGTTTTTCAATAGAAGGTTATTTTCAAGACAAGTCTACATACAGAAAAGATGATTTAAGTGCTATAGAAACACAAGAAGCAGAATTTTTATTGTCTACACTAAAAGATATTGTTAATGGTGTTACAATAACACTAGAAAGTTATAACGATTACCCTGATGCTGTTGCAAATAACGCTAAAAGAGGTATAGAACTAAACGACAAAGTAAATAATAAGTGTGCTACAGACGTAGGTAAAATTAGAGCGCAACAATTAGCAAAAAAAGAGAAAGTAAGTACTGCAACTATAAAAAGAATGTATAGCTACTTATCTAGAGCAGAAGAATACTATGATCCTAGTGATACAACTGCTTGTGGTACAATAAGCTACCTATTATGGGGTGGTAAGTCTGCTAAAAGTTGGGCAGAGAGTAAAATAAAACAACTAAACTTATATTCAGAGGTTATTAATGAAGAATACGCTATCATAGATGATCGTCTAGCTTACTCTACTAAAGAAAAGGCAGAAGAAATGGCTAAGAACATAGGGTGTGAAGGTCACCACGTACACGAGTACGAAGGTAAAGATTGGTATATGCCTTGTGAACAACATAGTGAAGAATTAAAAAAACCTTGTCAATCAGGTTACGAAATGATTGGTACTAAAATGAAAAATGGTAGAAAAGTACCAAACTGTGTACCTATAAAAAGATAAATATGTGTAATTGCAATTTTTGTATTTGTAAATAATGTCAAATAAAGTAAAACGATTTAAGACACCTAGCAGGACTTCACCTAAAGGTGCTAGAAGGGCTTGTTTATGTGAAGATAATACTTATAGTATAAAGTGTTGTGATGGTTCCATACAAGCGCAAGGAATAGGTCGTATTTAAAAAATTCCATTTGAAAATATAAAAAAATATCTTGTATTCATTATATAGTTATGAATGCTACAGAGATATTATCAAAGGTCAAAACTTTATTAGGTGTTGATCCTAGTAATGTAGACGTAAAATTAGAACAAATTTCTTTAGAAGAAATAACTTTGGAGAATGGTACTGTGCTAACTGCTTCTAAATTTGAATCAGGTAGTGAAGTATTTATTAAAACAGAGGACCAGAATGTTCCCTTACCTGTAGGTGAGTACGAACTATCGGACAATAGAATATTAATCGTTAAAACAGAAGGTATGATAGAAGATATCAAAAATTCAGAAGAAGTAGTAGAAGAAGCTGCAGCAGCAGTAGAAGATACTAACCTTGAAGAAGCACCAGCTCAAGAAGAAGAAAAATCAGAAATGGGTTATGCTACTAAAGAGGAACTTACAGCTTTAGCAGAATCTGTTGAAGAAGTAAAAGGACAACTAAAAGAGATCATTGATGCAATGGTCGATAAAAAAGAAGAAAAAGAGGAAATGTCACAGCAAGAAGAATTATCTAAACCTGCGGCAGAAGGCATTAAACATTCACCTGAAAATGTACAAGAAAAATTAGGTGCAAGGTTTGCTGTCAACAAAAACCAAAACACTACTTATAGTAGAGTATTACAAGCAATTTCTAACAATAATTAATTAAATAATGGCAACAACAACTTCAATAACAACAACGTATGCTGGTGAATTTGCAGGAAAGTATATTTCAGCTGCTCTATTATCAGGTAAAACGTTAGCAGAGGGTAACATTTCAATCGTACCTAATGTAAAATTTAAGCAAGTAATGAAAAAAGTAGCAACAGATGGTATCGTAAAAGATGCTACTTGTGACTTTACAGATACTTCAACACTAACTTTAACTGAAAGAATCTTACAACCAGAGGAGTTTCAGGTAAACTTAGAATTATGTAAAAAAGATTTTAGATCTGACTGGGAAGCAGTACAAATGGGATATTCTGCATTTGACAACTTACCTCCAAAGTTCTCTGACTTTTTAATTGCTCACGTAGCAGACAAAGTAGCTCAAAGAATGGAACAAAACATTTGGGCAGGATCTAATGGTACAACAGGACAATTTGATGGGTTTACTACAACTCTAGGTGCTGATGGTGATGTAAACGATGTAACAGGTACAGCTTCTACTTCTGCAAACATTATAGCAGAATTAGGTAAAATAGCAGACGCTATTCCATCTGCAGTATATGGTTCAGAAGATTTAACAATCTACTTACCTTCTAATATGCATAGAAACTATATTAGAGCATTAGGTGGATTTGGTGCTTCAGGATTAGGTGCAGCAGGTACAAACGCTCAAGGTACACAATGGTACAATAGTGGTAATGCATTATCGTTTGATGGTATCAAAATAGTTAATGCTCCTGGTTTAGCAGACAACGATGCGGTAGCAGCACAAGCTAGTAACCTTTTCTTTGGAACTGGGTTAATGTCAGATCAAAACGAAGTAAAAGTAATTGATATGGCAGATCTAGATGGATCTCAAAACGTAAGAGTAGTAATGAGATTTACAGCAGGTATACAACACGCTATTGGTGGTGATATTGTATTATACGCTACATCTTAATTAAAATAATAGTATAACTTAAAAAGGGTAGGTGGCATTATACTACCTACCTTTTTTTTTAAAATAAAATAAATTATGGCTTGTGGATTAACAACAGGAAGAAAGTTACCTTGTAAAGAATCAGTAGGTGGATTAAATAAAGTATACTTTGCAGATTTTGGTACATTAGGAGTAGCTACAGTAGCAAATGGTAGTATTACTGCAGTCGCAGGATCACCAACTTTTTTTGAATACGATTTAAAAGGGGCAACTAGTTCTTTAACAACAAATATTATAAGTTCTAGAGATACAGGTACAACAGTATATGAATCAACACTAGAATTAACATTTACACATTTAGATGTAGCAACGCAAGAGGAAATTAAAATACTTGCTGCTGCTAGACCACACGTAGTGGTAAAAGATAATAATGCAGTACAATCAGGTACTATGAATCCTGATACTGTAGACGCTAACTATATATTGATGGGCTTTCATCAAGGAGCTGAAGTTACAGCAGGAACCATAGTGAGTGGAGCGGCATATTCTGATTTGAGTGGATTTACACTGACGTTCACAGCAACGGAAGTAATACCTCCGTTATTTATAACAGGCACGGTAGTTACTGCGGCAGCTAGTTCAACACAAATAAATCCAACTTCATAACAGTTTTTTGTTTTTGTGTGTTTTTAAAGGGGAGTTTTTAACTTCCCTTTTTTATTATATAAAAAATATATTTTTTTTTATTATATATGTATGAAGATTTTAACAACTAGTACATCTGCACAAACTATAACTTTTGCACCGAGAACATATCCGTCAACAGTTATTGTGTCAATTAGAGATACTAGTACAAACACAACTACAAGAACTGAAAGCGTATCATTAACAAGAACGAACGACAAAGCATCAATATCTACTACATTTAGTTTAAAAGAAGGTAGATTTTATGATTTAAAAATATTACAAGGTGTAGGTGCCTTATGGAATACTTATAACGTAATATGGGAAGCCGCAACTAATACTTGGGAAAATATAATAACAACAGAAAAAGATATTTATTTAGATAAAGTATTTTGTACTGATCAAACTATAAATCAAATAGACAATGACTATTATACTATTAATAGCGGAGAATACACAGAAACAACTAATTATCCTAACGATGATTATATAATAATAGACTAATGAGTAATATTAGAGTAGTAAATTTAAGTACATATACAGCGCCAAAGATTACAGAAGAAAAAAATAAAGATTTTGTGTCTTATGGTCAAGATAATAACTATTATCAATACCTAATAGACCAGTATCAAGGTAGTCCAACAAATAATGCAATTATTAATGGTATTACAGAAATGATATATGGTAAAGGTTTAAGCGCTACTAATAGCGATAAAAAACCAATGGAATATGCAGAAGCTATCACATTGTTTAATAAAGATGAATTAAAAAAGATTTGTTCTGACTTTTATTTATTAGGACAAGCTACACTACAAGTATACTATAATGTAGATAGAAGTAAAATAGTAAAGGTAGAGCATTTTCCTGTACAAACACTTAGAGCTGAGAAAGCAGATAAAAAAGGTGATATTAAGGGTTATTACTATTTTCACGATTGGAGCAAATACACAAACAGAGACAAACTAACTAGAATACCCGCATTTGGTAGTGGTAATAATGCAATAGAGATTTTATGTATAAAACCATATAGAGCAGGATATTTTTATTATACACCTGTTACATATCAAGGAGCATTACCTTATTGTGAACTAGAAGCAGAAGTAGCTAACTATCACATTAATAACATACAAAACGGAATGGCACCTAGTATGCTTGTTAATTTCAACAATGGTACTCCAGATGAAGAAGCTAGAGAACTAATAGAAAAACGCATATATGAAAAGTTTAGTGGCAGTAGTAATGCAGGTAAATTTATATTAGCATTTAATGACAATCAAGAAAGTGCAGCTACTATAGATCCAGTACAATTATCTGACGCACATAATCAATATCAATTCCTAAGTGATGAATCTACAAATAAAATACTTGTAGGACACAGATTATCTTCACCACTACTATTAGGTATTAGAACAGGTAATAATGGTTTAGGTAGTAATGCTGATGAGTTAAAACAAGCTAGTATATTATTTGACAATATGGTTGTTAGAGTACAACAAGAATATATATTAGATGCTTTAGATAAAATATTAGCATTTAACAATATATCTCTTAATCTATACTTTAAGACATTACAACCATTAGAATTTACTGATCTAGAAGGTAACATAGTAGATGATGAAACTAGAGAAGAAGAAACAGGTGTTGACTTAGAGGATAAGGCAGAGTTGTCTAGCGATAAAACTGATTTACAAGAATTATTAGATTTAGGTAAAGAAGAAGATTTAGATAACTGGGAACTTATAGAATCTGCTCCTGTAGATTATGACAATGACGAAGAATTAAATTTAAAGTTAGAATTAACTTCGACAGGTTCAGCAAAATCGAACGCTAAAAGTAAACAAGACGGTGAAAACAAGGAAGGCTTTAAATATAAAGTTAGATATAAATATATGCCTGAAAAATTTGATGATAAGTCAAGAGAGTTTTGTCGTAAAATGATACAAGCAAAAAAAATATATCGTAAAGAAGATATAATGGCTATGAGTAGTAAGTCTGTAAATCCAGGATGGGGACCAGACGGTGCAAATACATATGATATATGGTTATATAAAGGTGGCGGATCTTGTAGACATTATTGGGAACGTAGAGTGTATATGGCTAAAACTGTTACACCTGACGCAAAAAATCCTAGATCAGAGATTAGTGTTAACGAAGCAAAAAAACAAGGTTTTAAACCAGAGACAAATGATGCTAAGGTTGCAAAGAGACCTAGAGATATGAAAAACAGAGGATTTAAAAAGAAAAAAGATTTTACAACACCGAAAGGTAAAGCATTTTAAAAATGGCACAGGTATTATTTATTAAAATACAGGACTTAAAAAAGAATACAGTAATAGACGGTAACGTAGATGTAGATAAGTTATTGCCTTATGTAAAAATTGCACAAGAAATACATATACAAAATTTCTTAGGTACAAAATTATATGAGAAGATTATAGCATTGATAACTGCAGGTACACTTACTACTACAGACAATCCTAATTATTTGACTTTAGTAAATAAATATGTACAACCTGCACTTATACATTTTGCTATGATGGATTATTTACCATTTGCAGCATATCAAGTTAAAAACGCAGGTGTATTTAAACATATAAGTGAAAACGCAGAAAGTGTAACAAAAAGCGAGGTAGACTACTTAGTAAATAAAGAAAGAGAATTTTCTGAATATTACATACGTAGAATGATAGACTATTTAAGTTTTAACAATAATTTGTTTCCAGAATATAATCAAAATTCTAATGAAGATGTATATCCAGATAAGGATAATTTATTTAACGGATGGGTTTTATGAAAAGATACAAAGTAAAAAATAAGAATATAATAAAATTAAAAAAATATATAAATAATAAATTAAAGAAAAATGGCGACATTAACTGGAAATTCAATAAGTAGTACATATACTTCGCTATTAAAAGTAGGTGATAACAGTACTTTAGCTTCTGCATTACAATCAATTACAGATGGTGCAGGTAATACGACTGGTTTAAGTATGAACACAGGCGGTGATTTAACTGCGATAGGAACGGTAACTGCAAATGCTTTTAGTGGGGCTTTAACTGGTAATGTAACAGGGAATTTAACAGGAAATGTAACTGGTAATGTAACTGGTGCAATAACTGGTAACGTAACTGGTAATGTGACAGGAGATCTTACTGGTAATGCAGATACTGCAACAGCTTTAGCTACTGCAAGGACTATAGCAGGAGTAAGTTTTAACGGTACTGCTAATATTAGTTTAGACACAGACGATATTACAGAAGCTACAAATAAGTATTACACAGCAGAAAGAGTAGATGATCAGGTTAATACATTAGTACAAGCAGGAACAGGTATTACAAAAACATATGACGATACTGCTGGTACATTGACAATAGCAAACAATGCCCCAGATCAAACAGTAGCACTAACTGGGGGTACAGGTATTACAGCAAGTGGTACATACCCTAACTTTACAATAACAAATACACAACCTGACCAAACAGTAAGTTTAACTGCTGGTACAGGTATTACGGTATCAGGTACTTATCCTAATTTCACAATAGCTAATAGTGGAGCAGGTATAAGTTTAACAGATTTGTCTGCAACTGATGCAGGTGGACTAGGTAGTTTTAGCTATGATAATTCATCAGGTGTGTTTACTTACACAGGACCTTCGGATGCAAATGTAAGATCTTTAATAAGTGCGGTTGACAATGGTGGAGACGGTTCTTTATCTTACAACAGTTCTACAGGAGTTATTTCCTATACTGGACCAAGTTCAAGTGAAGTACAAGCACACATTACTAAAACGTATGTAGATAGTTTAGGGATAGCCGCATCAACTGCAGATACTTTATCAACAGCAAGAACAATAAATGGTGTTTCTTTCGATGGTAGTGCAAACATAAGTTTTGATACAGATAGCGTAAGCGAAGGAACGTCTAATTTATATTACACTACAGCTAGATTTAATACAGCATTTGCTACAAAAGATACAGCAGATTTAACAGAAGGTACGAACTTATACTATACCAATGAGCGTGTAGATGATAGAGTTTCAAATTTAGTAGTAGCAGGTACATCAATTAGTAGTACTTATGATGATGTAAACAACACATTAACGATTGCTAATACAGCTCCTGATCAGACAGTAGCTTTAACAGGTGGTACTGGAATATCTACGTCAGGTACATATCCAAGTTTTACAATTACAAACGATAGTCCTGATCAAACAGTTGCTATTTCAGCAGGTACTGGTATAACAACATCAGGAACCTATCCTAATTTTACTGTTACAAACTCTGCTCCTGACCAAACTGTATCATTAACACAAGGAAGCAATGTTACAATAACAGGATCATACCCATCATTTACTATAGCTGCAACTGACACAGACACGACTTATAGTGCTGGTACAGGTTTAGCTTTAGCAGGAACAACATTTAGTTTAGATGCAGGATTAAACAATCTAACAGACACAACTATAACATCACCTGCAGCAGGACACGTATTAATATACGATAATACAAATTCTATATTTGAAAACGCATTACTTACAGCAGGTTCAAATGTAAGTATCACAAACGCTGACGGATCTATTACGATTGCAGCAACAAACACTGATACTACATATACAGCAGGAACTGGATTAAGTTTAACTGGTACAACGTTTGCATTAGATTCTGGAATAAATAATTTAACTGATGTAAATATTACAAGTGCAGCAGCAGGTAATGTTTTAATTTATGACGCTACAAATACTTATTTTGAGAATGCTTTATTGACAGCAGGAAGTAATGTAACGATAACAAATGCAGATGGATCAATAACAATAGCAGCGAGTGATACAAATACAACATACACGGCAGGTAGTGGTCTAACATTAAGTGGTACAGAGTTTTCGTTAACAAATAATGCAGTTACTATAGGTGGTACATCTGTAGCATTAGGTGCAGCATTAACTGCAACATCAGGATCATTAACAATAGGAGGTAACGGTTCAAGTGGTGGTGTAACAATAGATGATGGTTCTATACAAATGAGAACAGGTACTGGTAATGTTGCTGAAATAAGAATGTATTGTGAAACTGGTAACGCTCATTATCAAACAATAAAAGCAGCACCACATAGTGCTTCAAGTTCAGCAGTATTAACCTTACCGACTGCAACAGGTACTTTTGTAGCAACAGGAGATACAGGAAGTGTAGCAACTGCAATGGTAGCTAATGATGCAATTAATTATTCTAAATTAGGAGCTGAATATACAACATCAGCTGCTATATCTGCAAGTGATGTAAATTGGTCAACTGCAGCAGTACATACTAAAACACTAAGTGCAAACACTACACTTACATTTAGTAATGTTAGTACTGGTATGACTGTAGATTTAGTAATAAGTGGTAATTATACATTAACTTTACCTGCAAGTGTAAAAGAAATAACAGGAACTTATGATGGAACGGTAGCTAACCTAATACAAATAGTAAGTACAAACGGATCAACAGAACAATGGGCAACAATAAGTAAAGAAGCATAATGTGGGCAAATAATATAAATGGTGAAATAAAATTGTTTAGTATATTACCAAGTTATTGGGACGGTGTAAAATTCTATTCTAAAGCATTTGCTAGTTCACCAATAGAGGTTTTAGAAGAAGAGGGATTTTTCCCTGTTATAGATCCACAAATAGATGAAGAAACAGAAGAATTAGGAGATTTATATTTAGAAGATAATAAATATTATTATATAGTAATACAGAAATAATTATGAAAGCAGTAAATAACAACGGAATTATAACTACATATCCTGACGTACCAGTAAAGTTTAGATCGTCAACAGGGTATCATTTAAACGCTAGAAGTATGACAGCAGACGAGCTTCGTAATGCAGGATTATTTGACGTAATAATAGATGAAGATTATGATTCTAGAATACACGATTTAGGTGAAATATATTGGGATACGCAAAGTACTGTGTTTAGAAAAGATACAGTAGATAAAACTTGGTCGCAAACATTAGCAGAGTTAAAAGAGCAAAAGATCACAAACTATAAACATATGATAGGTGGTGAATTAGCTAAAACAGATTGGTATATAATAAGACAAACAGATAATGGTGAATTAGTACCTACAGAAGTAGTAGATGCAAGAGCATTATTAAGAAACCAAACCAGTCAAGTAGAAAACGAAGTAAATGCTTTAACAACAAAAAAACAAGTTATATTATACGAATATCCTAGTTATGAGTCTTAGAAAAAGATTATTAGTTAAACCACCTGATACAGCGTTAGTACCAAGTGAACATTTTGGAGTAGTATTATACGAGGGTAATGGTGCTGCAGGACATTCTATTAATGGTGGTAAGTTTGGTGCAGGTGGGTATTTTACAAATGCAGGTGTAGTTACAATTCCAAGTAGTGTTATAGACACTAATGAACACAGTTTATCTGTTTGGTTTAACACAGGTGCAACAAGTGGCACACAAACTGTATTTGAATTTAATACAGGAAATAGAATAATATTTCGAGCTACATCAACAGATTCTAATAAAGCTAATTTTGGTGGGGGTGGTTGGTTTAATCACGGAATATCTTTTAATGCAAATACTTGGTATCATTTAGTAATTACTTTTAAAAGTGGAAGTCCTGCAAAAATATATGTAAATGGCAGTTTAGAACATACAACAGGC